GCGAAGGCTCGAAAGTTGTTGCTGACTATGTACTTGGAGTTTATCGGTGCGGCTGGTGTCCCGCTTGCAGGAAACTCAGTCACCACAAACGCAGATGAACTAGTGTCCCACTCAATCTGTCCGATGCGGTTGTTGCCGTTGTGGCTAGTGTAGAATAGCTTATCTGCCGATTGTGCCGTGTAGACTCTTGCGTCAAGGCTATTCACCTTCACAGCAGCAGATGCAATATCGCTAACTGTGCCGCTTGAGTTGATCGAGTAAATCTTACCGTTGACGAAGACGATCAGTGCCTCCTTCGCGTCCGTGTCAAAATAAGCTATGCCTTGGACGTTTGTGCTGGAGGAGGTGCTGCCAAGTAGATCAGCGAACCTGTGGAATCCTCGTCTGCTCTTCAGCACACCGTTCTTAGGTGCATCCAGGTCTTTCAGAAGTTCAGCCTGGGACTCGTTTAGGAGGTTCTCGCGGAAGTTGCTGATCTGACCACCGACGAAACTTGCCTGGCGATCATAGACCACCGCATCGTCAAGTCCGTCATTGTAGTAGACTGGCATACACTAAAATCCAAAGTCATCGCGAGAATAGCCCATGCCGTATGCGTCTGGAATCAACCTTGTCTCTTTGGCTGACTGGTTATTCTCCTGATCACGCACCACCTGCATCAGCGAGTTGGCCTGCTGTATCTCTAACTGCGCTTTGCCAAACTGTCTGCTGCGTTTCAGCATGTCTCCTGTCGCAAAGTGTATCAGCACGTTGTCGATCCCGCTGATCATTGCCGAATCGTAATCATCCACCATCGGCTGAATCTTCTTTTTGCCGATGACATACAGATTGACCGGGGAATCCGACGAGTAGTTTGGCCTGTCGAAAAACTTAACCCGCTGAAACTTGCTGACGTTCTCCCACTCGGGCCAGAAGAACCTGTCTGTCGGAGTAGCGTTTGACCTGACCTGGACATATCCGTCTGTGGTCTCCTTACTCAGTGAGTGAATAGCTGAGTAGGAGTTTGTGGTGGTGACTGAACTCGCCAGTGTCAACGTCTCCTTCTGGATGAAGTAGGAGTCTGACAGGAGTGTGCCAACGACTGTGATCTGTTTTCCGTTATCTGCGCTATCAGAAGACAGAAAATCAAGCTGACCATGAATGTTGAAATTAATGCCAGAGCTATCAATAACACTAAACTGTGCAGTATGTGTGTCATTCTTAAAACTTTCCGGGTCAGTCATGAACTCGGTGATCAGTTGCGTAGGTAGCAGATTCTGCTCGTTGTAGCTGATGCCAAGTATTGACTCGAACTGCTGTGGGCAAGTCATCTCGTCTGCCAACTCAGACACAATCGCAGTTGCGGATGCACCCGATCCAGCCCCACCAGAGAATGATATCGTAGGTGCCGAGGTGAAGTTTGCTCCTGGGTTGGTGATGTAGATTCTTGTCACAGAACCAGCATCCACCTCAGCAGTTGCCGCTGCGAAATCTGTGTTTGGGGAGAAGGCTATTGTTGGGGCTGAAGTATATCCTGTGCCGCCATCGTCGAGGATGATCTGTGTGATCCTGCCATCATACGGCAGAGTCATCTGCTCGACATCTACAGTTTCTCTCCAGAGACCAGAGTTGATGATGTTCTCATGATGTTGCCTGATAAACTCTTTGCACCTGGCCTTGCTGGTGGAGTCAGTCTTGTTGACCAGGCTGCAAACGTAGTTGGCGATATCTATGAGAGTCATGATGTGAGTCCGTAGAAGACTAGTGTGGCACCACCACTCGCATCTGCATCAACTGTAATATTATTATAAGCCCCAAACTCGATAGTGCAACCGGCAGTAGTCTTCGCTGTGATTCTTCCAAATAGCAGGGCACCGTCAGAAGCCCTATAGCCTGTTGCCAGCACGATGTACTTAGTGCTAGGCACAGCAGTTGTAAAAACGATGCTGTACACGCCTGTCGCTGTCCTTGTGACAGATGTGATGTTGTGTGAGTTTGTTACCGTCTCAGTATTAGGAACAGCAGGCCCGGTAGTGCTTGTAAACTCGCAATATGCTTTAGCCAGCATCGGTGCCACACTCGTAACACCTGCAACCAGGTTAGCAGGTGACGCAGTTGCTCCGATCAACTCAGCAGAAGTTGCCAACTCAGTAGACCCAGACACTGAGCTAGTTGCTGCTGTGCTGGATACTATCGACTGTGCAGTTGTTTTGTGCAGGTTGGAGGTGTCATCACTATCATAAATCAGCAACTCATCTCCGCTTGCCGCCGAGACTGTTGTCTTGGTTGTGATGATGCCAGGAGCGGCAACGATCTTGGTTGCTGAGCTGTCGGTGTTGTCCAGCTTCAAGTCATCAGCGAAAGAAACAGCATTGAGCGAATTGCTGGTGCCTACCAGAACCTCGTTTGCCCCAATGGCAACATCAGTTGGGTTGGCAGTAGCGTCTGTGGCGTTTGCCTTCACTCTGCGCTTCAGCATTGTGCCAAGCTTGGCATTGCTGACTGAATCATCAACCAACTCAGCAGTGTCCACCGAGTTGTTTGCCATCTGGGCCAACGTCACAGCGTCATCAGCGATCTTCGCTGTGGTTACTGCGTCATCATCTATCGATGCATTCGCGATGATGTTGTTCAGCTTGGCAGCCGTTACGGTGTCACCATCTGCGAATGACTGGGTGGTGCTTAAACCTGCCATCTAATTGCCTCCTAGGCTTTCTTAGCTGCCTTCTTCTTGGGTGCAGGTGTGACACTGCTGGCAGCTTCTACTGCCAGTTGAGCCGCATCTGTGCTTTTCTGTACCCCGGCTCTCAGGAAGATCGCGAGTAGGCTTGGTACTGCCACCTGGAGAAACTCAGCGAGAGTTAGCTCCGATGACATGAAAAGCCCAAAGCTGGATATGATCCCAGCTAAACCTGCATATACTGTCTTACTTTTCCACATGTTAGTCTTGTCTCCTTAAAAGTTGCCGTATCTTCAAAATTATGTAAATCAGGCTGGCAACGCTGATGCCAACCTTGAGGATGAGATCAATCTGCACCATCCAGTTGCCAATCCCGGTAACTGACGCAATTGCAACTTTGATATCATCGAAATTCATCTCCTGTTCCACACTCCGTTAGTGCTTCTCTGCCACTCATTAAACTTGTACTCCTCCGGTTCCCAGGTCTCGATCTCGAAGCCTGTGAAGCCCAATCTTACGTCACGAATCGCTCCGAGATTGCTGCACCCGCTCCCCACCACGATTGCCCACAAGCATATTAGAGTAATTGCGATGCTGCTCCCTAACCTCCGCGACTCGTTGCTCAAGTTCGCAGATGCGGCTTGTCTGGTCTGCCTTGATTGCGTTGATGCTTTCAATGAGTTTAACCAAAATAGCGTGGTTCTCTGCCAACGAGTCGGTGAGACTTGTCAAAAGAAATTGAGTCATTCGCCAGATGTAGTAGCTCATTGCTACTGTCATGGCGATCGGTGCCCCGAGGTCTTTGATTGTCTCTGTGTCCACTCATCCCCCCAGCGGACTACTACTCTTCAGCAGGAGTCTCTTCTGATTCCTCAGCAGGTGCCTCCTCGGCAGGTGCCTCTTCAGCCGGTGCTTCCTCGGCCTCGGCACGTTCCAAGCCGATGTCGGCCAGCACAAGACCACCGACATATTCGTCATCGGAACCGGCAGCGTCAGGCGTCCAGTTCGTCCAAGTGTCGCCGCTAATGACGAACAACTTGGAAAGCAACGGGTTCGGGAAAAACGCGCCTTCAGTATCTTTGCCAAAGCCGGTCACGCTGTACTGGAGTTGATATGGCGAGTCGTTCACGCTGTTGAGTTGCACGACGACCTTGCTGATATTTAGACCCGCTTCCAAGTTGGGTACTGTGTTTATTTCTATCATCTTATTCCTCGCTAGATTCTTCTGCCGCCGGTTCAGCCGGTAGACTTGC